ATATTTTACAGTATAATAACTTAATTTATTTATTAAATATTTATATAACGATGTCAAATACTCATATACCCGTTGAAAAGTAAGATTATGGGTTGTCACGGTTAAATAGTGCATCATATTTGTCATTCATTTTTTTAATTTTTTTATTAGTTACATGTTGAGAATATAAATTTAACATTACAGAAAAAGATATCCCGGGTAAATACTTTTTTAGAATTATACTCATTTTTAATATAAAATGATTATAATTTAATTTACCAAAAAAAACCCTTATTTTTTAGAGTTTTAGATTTTTTAGATTTACGACGTGTTGATTTGGTGAAGGACTGTGTTTTTTTCTTACTCTCGTTCTGTTTTGTTTTATCATCACTCGGATACTTTAAAAACCACTCGTCGTATTCCCTCGTTCCCCTTTTATCCTTTAATTCAATAAATTTATCAGCTTTTTCGCGCCTTAAGTCTTCTAATTTAGGTTGCGAACCGTAACAATCTATACTAAAACGTGTTAATACTCCTTTTTGTTCTAAACGGTTGTGCTTTTGAACCTCAAATAAAAAGTTAGACATACATAATATACGCTTAATGTCATAATAAGTTTTAGTAGTGTATATAAATGCTAAATAAAAACTTAACATAGTGTCGATTGTTGCTATTTTGATTTGTTTAGAATCAGAATATATAACGTTATAACTGTGACATCCTAAAGGTTCATAAATAAACGCGATTGTATCATTACCGACTTTTATTTCATAATTTAAAGGTATAATTTCCCCAATAACAGATTTTTTTGTAATGGTTACATTTTTTATTCCATTATGGTTTAATTCTTTTTTAACTATATTGGCTGTTTTCAATGGGTCTATTGATAGAACATCAAAGTATGCGATTTTATTAACCTGTTTCTTTATGTTTTTAGGCATATATTTTGCGTATTGTTCAATCGCAAACCCTCCAAAGAAAACAACATCATTATCAATTAAAGTATTTTTAACAATTTCGTAAATTTCATCTTCTTTAGTTGGGTCTTCCATTTTTCCCTGAAAGTTAATTTTATTGCAATTACTATTTGGAATAGGATAATATTTATTTATAAGTGTAAGCCTTTTAAATACCTTTTCCCATCGGCTTGTATCTCCCTCTGGTCTTGATAATTCAAGATACATCGACATACGTAAAAAGTTTGCGTCGGTGTATAATATTCCATCTACATTAACAGATTTTTTTTTAATAACATTAAATAACCCCTTTGGAACCTGTGTAATATCGGCCATCGGTTGGAAATTTACAAATACCTTAAATGTTCCGTGATGTTGTCCTGATTTAGCTTCAACAAATTTATAACCTTCATTAATATAAAGATCGGCAAGTTCCTTTGCGTCGCTTAAAGCATCCGAAGAAAAAAAATCATAATCCGGTAATTCATCGGAACTATAAATCTTTTCATTTTCTGGCAATAACGCATTTATTGCGATTCCTCCGTAGCAGACATTTTTTTTTCTTTTTAAGAAATCTTCTATAATTGAAAACATTCCATTTATTTCGTCACTATTTTCTTTCCGCATTTTTTTCTTTTGTTTCTTGTCACTTTCGTCTATTTGTAATCTCAGTATTAATAATTCACATTCGCTAAAACTAAGATTCTTATCGCATATTTGCGGTTTCATAATATATAATTATTAGATATTAAAATTATAATAATTTGAAGATATTGTTCTTGTTTCATATGATAATTCAGGTTTTTGGGGTGTTGGATCTGGTAATATAACCGGAATATATCTTAACCTTTCAGGTTTTAATACGAATCCAAACCCGCTTTCGTCGAAAAATGCCGTATTTTCTTCAATATATTGGTCTATATATTGATATCTCATAGCAATGAGTTGACACCCGGTTTCCCTAACAACAATACCGCTTGGGTTTTGTGGGTTTGAACCGATGTCAGGCATAGCAATTGTCATATTTTGTTTATTATAATTTTGTAATTCGGTAATATCTGGCGTGTTTTTTATGTCATAATAATGTAACGCGCGCATAAAAATTGAATTGCTTGTAATGTTTACATATTCTAAAAATGCCTTATTATCCAAAAAAGATGTGTTTGTCTTGTCAACAATAATAACGATTTTACCCTTTAAACTTAGTATAGGAACGTTTCCTATATTTTTACCTTGATTTTCATAACTATATTTTTTTCCAAGCAATAAATTATTATATGTCTCAAAGATGTGAGATAATTTATTAAACATTTTTTGATTATTACTGAATATTCGTAAATGTATAATAATTGGGTCTGTGTAATTTGGAGACGTGCTTTGCGAAAACGCATAATTTGATAATATACTCATAACCTCTGAAAAATTAACATAATTATATGTTTCTTTTACATAATAATTATTTGAAGTGGATGTCGCTACTACGGGGTTATCATCAATAGAATATATTTCAAAATCAAGACCTCTACATCCCTGTTTTAAAACATTAATTAAATTACACGTGTTTACAAAATCATTTTTATAGTTACCTCCACTACAACAATTATATGCGGTTTTGATATAATAATCCAATAGGTTATGATTGAATGTCTTATATTTTGCGGCAATAGGTTTAATTTTATTATTTAAGGTTCCATAAATATTAGTCATAAATTTACATTCACTAGAATATAGACTTTTTTTATATAAATAATAACATATAGCTAAAATAATTATAATAATTATAATAAACAAAATAAATACTGATATTGTGTTTTCCTTGAGATTTAATAATTTTTCTTTAAAATTACTAAATTGTTGCGTTGACATATTTATTATAATACTATTTAATAATAAAAAAAGTTAAATAATATTATATCTATAATATATATTAAATGCCTGGAGGATTATTAAATCTTGTTAGTGAGGGACAGCAAAATATTATATTAAATGGAAATCCAAGTAAAACTTTTTTCAAAAGCACATATTCAAAATATACGAATTTTGGTATGCAAAAATTTAGAGTTGATTTCGAAGGTTCCAAAACGTTACAATTAAATGAATCATCTCAATTTGTATTTAAAATACCAAGATATGCCGATTTATTAATGGATTGTTACTTATCAATTAATTTACCTGATATTTGGAGTCCCATATTTCCACCACAATCTACAGACCCGAGTTATAATTCAGTATGGGTTCCGTATGAATTTAAATGGATTGACTATCTTGGTGCCGAAATGATAGAAAAAATATCAATCACATGTGGAAATCAAACCCTCCAGGAATTTTCAGGAACCTATATATTGGCGTGTGTTTTGCGAGATTTTACCGGTGGAAAAAAAGAGTTATTTAATGATATGATAGGAAATACTAGTGATTTAAACGACCCAGGAAACGCATATTCGCGCGTAAATTCTTACCCAAACGCTTATTACACCACTTCTAGTTTGGGAGGCGATCCATCCATACGTGGTAAAACCTTATATATTCCATTAAATGCTTGGTTTAATTTAAATACCCAGATGGCGTTTCCATTAGTCGCGTTACAATATAACGAACTTCATATAACTATTACGATGCGTCCTATAAATCAATTATTTGTAATTCGTGATGTATTGGATTCTGAAAATATGTATCCTTATTTAGCCCCCAATTTAAACTTATGGTATATGCAATTTTATCGTTTTTTACAACCACCACCAGATACCGCATTAGCTTTTAATTCATATGTTAACACAAAAGTATCATGGAATACAGATATTCATTTAAATTGCACTTATTGTTTTTTGTCTAATGATGAATCGCGTTTATTTGCGATGAAGGAACAAAAATATTTATTTAAACAAGTTCGCGAAACCATTTTTTATAATGTTACAGGTCCAAATAAAGTTCAATTGGATTCAATCGGGTTAATTTCAAGTTGGATGTTTTATTTTCAAAGAAGCGACGCTAATTTAAGAAACCAATGGACTAATTTTACGAACTGGCCTTACAATTATCTTCCAAGCAATCTAATTATGGCACCTACATCTGGAACATATACGAATCCATACCCCCCTCCATTAACTATTGGTCCTGGTGTAAATCCAGATGGTCTTTCAACTGGTTTAATGATTACCCAAGATTTAAATATACAAAATATACAAAAGATACTTGTTTCTTTAGGAATTCTACTAGACGGACAATATAGAGAAAATCTTCAACCGTCGGGTGTATACAATTACATCGAAAAATATACAAGAACTAAAGGAAATGCTCCATCAGGTATTTATTGTTACAATTTTTGTTTAAATACAAATCCGATGGTATTACAACCAAGTGGAGCATTAAATTCAAATCGGTTTAATCTAATTGAATTCGAGTTTAATACTATTTTACCAACACTTGACCCAAACGCGCAAACATTAACTATTTGCGACCCAACAACCGGAAATATAATTGGGATTAATAAACCTACTTGGAGAATTTACGATTACAATTATAATTTAGTTGTTTTGGAAGAAAGAATAAATGTGGTGACGTTTGTTTCTGGAAACGCCGGTTTAATGTATGCCACATAAATCTAATGTAAATCCGCATTCGACGCAAGAGGACCATTATCCAAGAAATTTCCGGTAACATTAAACCGTTTGGGATAATTGACCTTTGTGTTTAAATCATCTAAATTATACCTTTTATTAAATAACTTGCTTCCTTCATTAAAACTACTATTCCAAGTATTAATTCCAAAATTTGCCTGAGGTGCTCTGTTTGTGTATAATTTAGATTTGGTACCAATATCTGTAGTTAAGGTTGAATATGTGGGAGTAACACCAACAGTAAGTTTTCCAGAATCATTCTCACCAATAATATCGTATGTGGTTGATTTACTAAAACCCGCATATGGTTGACATCCAGGACAATCTATATCTGATAAACACTGTTCTTTTGTTTTAGAACATCTCGCATTAATACACATATTTGAACAACTAAAATTAGTAGTTAATGGAAGGTTAACCGTATGGGTTGTTGTAAAATCTCCTTTATATGTACTCAACGCATTTTCATAACATTCGATAATGTTATTATTTTTAAATAAATAATGTATCCAACTAAATATACCAAACAGTAATAAAATGCTTAATATAGACATCTTCATTCTTTGTTGTAACATATAATAATTTAATATTATATTTTGCTTGTTTGGGTTTAGACCAACTATATAAGAATACGATGTATAAATAAAATATTTATTATATTATTTTAATATAATATGTCTACAAGTGATACTTCAACAATTGATACTAAAAAAAACGAAAACACCACACAATCCGTAAATGATACAGGTCAACAAATATTAAAATATACACTCTCAATTATATATTCAATTATTATATTATTGATTATTATATGTATTGGAACATCAATATTATATTCCTGTAAAGTTGCCCAATCAAATATACTACCAACCGATTTATTGTGTAATCCTTATAATAATACACCATTTATGATTCCGGATATTAAAGAAATTAATATTAATGTTACCAATATTAATGATACGCAACAATCCGAAAAAATAAAGTTTTTATACGAAAATAATAACAAAAACATTATATTAGATACTTTACAAAAGATGTCTACAAATCTAAAAGTAAAACCAATAATAATGTATTTTATAACTATTTTAGAAAATTTATTGTGTTTTATTTATAACAGTTTAAACGTATATTTAAATTTTTTGAATAGTTCAGTTTCTGAGTCTTTAATCATATTTGGAACACCGTTTATTACGTTGTTGTATTTATCATTTATTTATTTATTAAGTTGGGGTTATTTGATTATACTATTTTTTACAAAGATGTTTTGGATATTTAGAATAAACACAAATAATTCGAGTAAAGATGTTAATAAAACCGACTATTTTAAACAGGTATCGTTGTTTAGTTCAAATGGGATTATTTCAATCATAATAGCTATGATATTGTTATCCTTTATAGTTGTGTTTATAACTGTTATATTTCCGGTGTTGGTTTTTGTTTGTTTAATATATTGCTTTTTATCTACAGTTACAATGACATCCACGAAAATTATTGGTGGAACGGATTACAATTATATTAATGCTTTAACCGATGTTTTTTATTATAAAAAATCATTAATATCATACATAATAGCTTCTATTGTAATATCAAAAGCATTTAATATTTTTGGAAATAACGGCGGGATTATATCTTTAATAATTGTTTTGTTAATCTATTTTAAAATACTTAAAATACCATTATTTAATAGTCCAGAATTAGACCCATCTAAATTTGGCGATTTATCTGATTATATTATGGCTGAAAAAAGTTGTGGAGTTGTGTCTACACTAAATAATGATATACCAACTAAAATAAAGAAATTAAAAAAAAATAGTGTAGTAGTTCAAGAGACAGATACCCCTGACATAAAAGAAAACGATTTAACTAATTCGGAATCTTTAAATAGTGATTTAGTCCCTATTTCACGTAATATATCAAACATAGAATCGGAAACAAACACGAAAATAGAACCCGTTGTTGAATCTCAAATAGAACCTGTTGTTGAATCTCAAGTAGAACCTGTTGTTGAATCTCAATTAGAACCTGTTGTTGAATCTCAAGTAGAACCCGTTCTCGAATCTCAAGTAGAACCCGTTCTCGAATCTCAAGTAGAACCCACCAGTGTTGAATCTCAAGTAGAACCCACCAGTGTTGAATCTCAAGTAGAACCCGTTCTCGAATCTCAAGTAGAACCCACCAGTGTTGAATCTCAAGTAGAACCCACCAGTGTTGAATCTCAAGTAGAACCCGTTCTTGAATCTCAAGTAGAACCCACCAGTGTTGAATCTCAAGTAGAACCCACCAGTGTTGAATCTCAAGTAGAACCCGTTCTCGAATCTCAAGTAGAACCCACCAGTGTTGAATCT